CCGGGATCTAGTAATAATTCTAATTCTGGTCGCTGAACATCTGCCCAAATAAGTACACGCTCACCTGTACCTTTAAAGTCACGTACCATTTTCAACACTTTTGTTACTGGATTAAATGTGTATGTAACATAGCCACCGAACATACGTGCTGCTAATTCAACATAGCCTGCATAAAAGTCGTATGTAGCCATACCACCTGTGTAGTTATAGTTTAATAGATAAGTGTTTAATATAGCACTTGAAAATGGATCAAAACTTGTGCTACTTGGTCCTGTTTCAAGACCTACTGTTCTACGAAATATTGCACGTACATTTATAAATTCTGCAGGAAGAGTATAGGTATCAATATTTTTAATAATTGTAAGTAAAGTATAAGACTCTATATTAGCATTTTGTGCTGCCTGACGATATAATTTAATAGTGTAGTTATATGCAGCCTCATAGTGTTGCGGATCTAATTCTAGATCAATTATATCACCACCTAAACGCAAGCGTAGATTATTGAATAAACCTTGTTTTGCTTCTTCTAAAGTAGCATTTGTAGGTGTTGCTAGTGGATCGTTAGCCATAAAACTTCCCGATAATAAACTATTTATCGGAAGTTTATGTATAAGTTAAACTATATCTGATGCTTGATATTGTATAAAATTGTGTGATATGAGATATGGTAAAATATACTCAAATGCAAGACTTGTATGTGCTGTGGTATCATAATGTCCAGCAGCGGGTCCTGTCTTTACTCTTTCAATCTTTTTCTCATGGAAAAAACCTTCAGCAGTTCCTGGTATAAAATTCAAGTTATTATACACAGTAGCATAATTGTTTTCTTTCATAATTTTTTCTATATCATCACACCAACTAAAGAAAACAATTGGAATACCATACATTCTAGCCAAATTTTCCATGGCGCAAATGGTATGTACAATTTTATGATATAAATTATATTCGCTTGTAATTATGTGATTAATAATCAAATCGTCAACATCACTATGATATGATTTATTAAGATGTCTTTTAAGGTTTTCTAAATTACTAGTATGATTGAAAGTATAATAAGTTACGTTATTAACATTATGAGTGCCTGTAAGGTCTTTGTCTGATGATATAGGTTCATAAAAATTAAAACTTTCAGAATTTAGTCCCAAAGTTAATCTGCCGGCGCTTGTTAACTGAACTATTACTAAATCTAATTTATTGTTTACTAGTAGTTGATTTAATTTTGTTACATTCATTTCGTTCCCAGCACCTGCACTATATGCCATTTTTAGTTCACAATTCAATTTTTGTGAAAGCATAATAGGCCAGGGTGTACCAGCATAATAACTACTATGGGAACAGCCTAAACTTGCAAATGTAAATTTTGTTTGCACTTTTTATATATCTTCAATCTTCCTATGTTCACTTTGATATACATCAAACTTGCCGCCAGGGTATCGTGCTTCAAGTTTACGTACATTCTCCGCAATTACATCATTTGGATCTAACTCAAGTGCGCGACAAGTACTAATCCAGTACCACATAATATCTCCCAATTCGCGTTTCATATGAAAGACGTTTTCTTGGCTTAGTGGTTTACCTTGAAATAGTATCTTTTTTACGATCTCGATTAACTCGCCGGCTTCACTATTCAATCCTATAGCGCCTGTAAGTAATAAAGGTACATTAGCCATTGGCCCATGCATATACTCGCCATCTGGACCATATGATTCATAATTCGCATCTAACTGGTCCAAACGATTCATAAACTCTGTAAGATCATTACTTTCTTTGCTAGTAACAGCCTTTACAAACTCTTGATATTTTTTTAAATCAATTTGGTTACTCATACTAAATCCTTAAACATCGTTTTACGTCCACTCTCGCCTAATGTATAGTCAAAAATTTCTCTTGTGCGTTGCAGCATAGCACACGCTAGCATCAAGTGATCGTTACGATCATTGGTAGATAGTATAGCTGTATCTATAATTTGCATTAGTGTTCCCATTCTTGATTTGATAGGATCAAATTCATATTTATTATCCATTAGAATGCCCTCAATATAATCATGTTAGCATTAAAGCGACCATTAGGCTTTGCTGCTACTGCCTTAATGCTATCAAAGAATTTACGCGCAGCAGGCTTGCTACCCATAATAACTTTAATTTGCTCTTCAGGCTTGCGTAGAGTTTTGATCTGCGATTCCTTAGTACAGAAACCAATCAGAGTATTACTCTTGACACTAAGACTTTTGGTATACTCATCAGCAACATAATGATGCAGTTTACGCTTCTTAGTATCGTATACCCATGCCTCACTACAGCCATGCAGTTTAGTTGGGCTAATACTTGTAAGTTCTAATTTTTCAAGTTTGAGAGATTTGAGATACTTCAAACGTCTGACAATTTTCTCAACAGGCACTGTCTTTTTAGCACGGGGCTTCTTGCCTGCTTTCTTCATACCAACATATGCGTTAAGATCGGCAATTACAGTCTCAATACTGCCTATGATGTTACGTAACTGAATCTTACCGAAACGCTCATACGCCTCGTTTAACTGTTCATCTTTACCCGATGCAACTTCGTTGTACTCATCAAGTTTAGTTTGCCAGGCTTCAATAAGAATAGGAACGTGCTGCGGTAATATGTTGCTTTGTGACAACACTTCAATTGCCTTGATACCATCTTTACCAGCACCATTTTTTATATACTCGTCCCACAAGCCTTCAAGTTCGCCGCCAAGATTCAGAGTACGCTCACGCATGATCTCCTGCACATTGGGGCGATTACCCACAACAGGAACGTCTGTAGTGTCATCGGGCTGAGTGAGTGACACAAGACGATCAATCTCAGATTGCAACTTAGACAGAGTATCATTATCTACTACGCTGCCCCTGACAATGCATCGTGCAAGCCAACCATAAGTGGGCTTGACATGACGATCATTGACGCGGCGTAGCGTTTTCGCAACTTGTTGCTTGCCCACAACATCTAGATATTGGGCAAGAAATTCCTTAGCGTCCTTATTATCATAAAAGTGATTATACCAATTAAATGCTTTGGCGAGTTCCCACGTAGTGCTAACCGCTGCATAGTCGAATGTGGGTTCGGGCCCAATGTACTTTGCGTCAGTGTCGCGTGGGTGCAACTCTTTAATTTCTGATTTTGACTTAACCATGAAAAACTCCGTAATTATACTTCAACCCTACTATTATAAAGCCTTATTTAAATAGAGTCAAGTCTATGTAAGCCATTGATTTTAAACTAAATACTATATGCCTAAACTGTCCTTATATAGCCCTACCAAACAAAACGACTACAAATTTATGGATACAACAATATCCGAAATGTTGACAGTTGGTGGCACTGACTTATATATTCATAAGTATCTAGGCCCAGATGCACAGACACCTAGTGTTGATTATACTCAACCCCAATACCTGACAACTGATCCAAATCAGATACAAGATTTATTGTTTTTAGAAAATCGTGATCGTAAATATGATCCAAACATTTATAGATTACGTGGTCATTATAGTGTTCAAAACTTAGACTTCGATCTAAGCCAGTTTGGCTTATTCTTGAATAATGACATTATATTCATCACCGTTCACTATAACGATATGATCGATATCGTTGGTAGAAAGTTAATGGTGGGCGATGTTCTTGAGTTGCCACATTTATTAGACTATAATCCTTTGAAAGAAACTATACCAGTAGCACTTAAACGTTTTTATCAAATTACAGATTCTAATTTTGCTAGTGAAGGGTTTAGTCAAACATGGTATCCACATCTATGGCGTATTAAATGTGAACCATTAGTAGACAGTGAAGAATTTAGTAACATACTTAAAGAACCAATTAATCAAGATAATTATTTAGGAGATTGGGATAAAACTAAAACATATGCTGCTGGTTATGTTGTAAGTTTTGGCGATAAAAATTATATTAGTATTACTGATGTACCGGCAAATACAAGCCCTCCTGATTCTACTTACTGGAGATTAGATACAGGACAAAACCTAAAAGATATACTTGCTACATACAATAGAAATATTGAAATTAACAATGCTCAACTTGAGGAAGCGAAACGTATTGTTCCTAAAGCAGGTTATGATCGTAGCAAACTTTATATAGTACCTACATATGGCGTCTTTGAAGAAAATGGTGTTAAGTCAAATAAGTTCGATCAGCCTGCACCCCCAGAGGGCATAGAACAAGCAAATGACGGTCCACCTAATGTTAATAGTACCGGCACAATATTATTTGTATCGAATCCATCATACAGTATGAAAAGTGCTGCTTTGCGTATCCCTAAAGCCACAGTAGAAAATTTATGGAACATGACAGTTGATGGTGTTGATAAATTAGTAGGCAAAAATCCAGTAAGTTTACAAGTACGTGAATATAAACCTGCCCCACTACAGGACGTAGGCACAAGCCGTGTAGTAGAAAATGACAGAGTATTGACTATATTACCATTAGGGCCAGTAACTGGCCCTTATGGTACTGCTGACAACACTTATGCTACGGCTGACCAAAATCCTGTAGCGTCTGGTTTTACAGGTACGGAACCATATGGACCACAAACTATGAACTATCGTGCAGATTGCGATCCAGCGTTTCAGTTTATCATGCGAGCCAGTCCAAGATCGTTTGGGTATACTAGCGGTTATCTTGATGGCACTGGAGAGGCACCAAATGGAATTCCTACAGGGGCAGGTATTAGTTTTCCACAAAGTCCACAAGTTGGAGATTATTTCTTACGTATAGATTATTTGCCACAAATATTATATCGCTGGGACGGACAACTATGGGTACGTATTAGCACTAAAGTAAGAACTGACACAGGATTTACATATGCTGATAAATCACAACTTAGTGGCTTTATTAATGATGACGGGGAAATCTACGTAAATAATCAAGAGAAATTAATAAAGTCAGCACAGCCATTAAGTCAAATATTAAACTTACCACAAACACCTATACCACCAGAAGAATAAAATATGGCACAATTTTTTTACGATAATCAAATACGTAGATTCTTATTACAATTTGCTAAGATTTTTAGTAATTGGTATGTAACTAAAGGTAAGGATCCCAACGGCAATGACATACTTGTTCGTGTTCCTGTAATGTACGGCGATGCTAGTAGACAAGCTAGTACAATTATTGCAAAAAATAGTGCAAGTAATTTACCCAGTGCTCCATTAATAACTTATTATATTACTGGATTAGAATATGATCAAGGACGTATGCAAGATCCTACATTTATAGATAGACTTAATGTACGACAACGTGCATATAATTCTGAAAGTCAGACATACGAAACTACACAAGGGCAAGCATTTACTGTAGAACGTTTGATGCCGGTACCTTATACATTACGTTGTCAAGTTGATATGTGGACTACAAATTATAATCAAAAATTACAATTAATGGAGCAATTAGGTACGCTTTTTAATCCTGCATTAGAAATTCAAAGTACAGACAACTTTATAGATTGGACGTCATTAAGTGTTGTTTTTCAAGATGGTATTACATTTAGTAGTCGCAGTATACCTATTGGTACAGGCAATCCAATTGACGTATTAACTTGGCGTTTTTACATGCCTATATTCATCAGTACAAGTAGTAAACTGAAAAAGATGGGAGTAATTCATAAAGTTATTGCTAGTATATATAAAGGTAAATCATTACTTGATATTAAAGATGAAGATTTATTATTAGGTACACGACAAAAAATTACTCCATATGGTTATAAAGTTTTATTTCAGAATGGAACATTACAACTTTTACCTAACGATGAACCGTTCTATCCAAGTAATGAAACTTTTGAAATGCCAGCACCTCCAAATACTAATTTATATTGGACTGCGTTATTGAACGTATATGGTAAATGGAAACCAGGCATTAGTCAAATATGGTTACAGAACCCTTATATGGAGGATGAAATTGTTGGTACAATTGTTCCAGATCCATTAGATGATAGAATATTAATTTATCAAGTAGACACTGATACATTACCTCAAAACACATTAACTTCAGTCAGTGGTGTTATTAATCCACTAATGGTAGGCCCAAATGCAGGTTTACCAGGGCCTATAAATGGACGCAGATATTTAATTGTTGAAAATATAGGACATGAAGATAATAGTACAGCTGCTTGGGGAGATTTAATTGCAAGCACTAATGATATTATACAATTTAGTTCGACGACCATGAGTTGGAGCGTAGACTTTGATGCCAGTGACGCTGAAGAAGGTGATGTTGAATATGTAACTAATCTTGCTAATAATGTACAATATAGATATGTTCAAGAAGAAGGACAATGGATGAAATCATATGAAGGTTGGTATGAACAGGGTGATTACAGTATAGTGATCTAATGAATAATACAGCAGTTGGAATATTCTTTTATTGTAAAATAACAAAACGTTTCTTATATCTTTTTAGAAACGATGGTAAAGCCTATGTATGGAGTATACCTGGAGGAAAAATAGATCCAGAAGAAACATTACTAAATGGATTAAAACGTGAATGTTTAGAAGAAACTAGTTACTGGCCTACTAACGCTAAATTAATTCCTATTCAAAAGTTTGTGAATGGAAGTTTTACTTACCATACTTTTTTCTGTGCGATAAATGAAGAATTCAAACCATTACTTAATGATGAACATTGTGGATATGCATGGGTAGGCGATGGACAATATCCACGACCACTACATCCTGGATTATTTTCAACTATTAATATTGATGTAGTGCAAGAAAAACTAAAAACACTTACAC